ATGGCGCTCCCTTTTCTTTTTGAATTCTGGGCGCATCGGCATCAGTTGCCACCAGACGGCGACTGGCGGGCTTGGGTGATCCTTGGCGGCCGTGGCGCAGGTAAAACGCGCGCGGGCGCAGAGTGGGTGCGCCGTCAGGTCGAAGGCGCATTGCCGCTGTCGCCGGGGAAAAGTCGGCGCCTGGCGATCATCGGCGAAACCTTCGACCAAGCACGCGAGGTCATGGTTTTTGGCGACAGCGGCATCATGGCCTGTTCGCCGCCGGATCGGCGCCCGACATGGCAGGCGACGCGGCGCTGTCTGGTCTGGCCCAATGGCGCCGAAGCGATGCTGTTTTCCGCCAGCGAACCTGAGGCGCTGCGCGGGCCACAGTTCGACTGCGCATGGGTCGATGAATTGGCGAAGTGGAAGAAAGCGCGCGACACGTGGGACATGCTGCAATTCGGCTTGCGCCTGGGCGCGCATCCGCAGGTGTGTGTGACGACGACTCCGCGCAACGTCGGTGTGTTGAAGGAACTCATGGCGGTGCCGTCCACTGTGGTCACGCAAGCGCCGACGGAGGCGAACCGCGCCAATCTGGCGAGCAGTTTTCTACAAGAGGTGAGGGCGCGTTATGCCGACACTTCGCTTGGGCGGCAGGAGTTGGACGGGATGTTGCTGGATGAGGTGGATGGCGCGCTTTGGACGCGAGAGATGATGGATGCCGCGAAAGGGGGACTGGTGCCCGGTCTGGAGCGCATCGTGGTTGCCGTCGATCCTCCTGCGGGGGACACGAAAAGATCAGACGCCTGTGGGATCGTGGTGGCCGGGGCGTGGCGCGCGGAGGACGGGCGTTTGCACGTTCATGTGCTGGAGGACGCCAGTGTACGCGGTATGCGGCCGCAAGGATGGGCGGGCGTGGTGGCGGCCGCAGCGAAGCGCTGGGGTGCGCACAGGGTTGTGGCCGAGGTAAACCAAGGCGGGGCTATGGTGGAGGAGGTGCTTCATCAGGTGGACCCGGATCTTCCGGTGCGCCGTGTTCATGCGACCGACGGCAAGAGTGCGCGGGCGGAGCCTGTGGCTGCCTTGTATGAACAGGGGCGGGTACGTCACGCCGGCGGGCTGTCTGAGCTGGAGTCGCAATTGTGCCTGATGACACCGATGGGGTTCGAGGGCCAGGGCAGCCCGGATCGTGTCGATGCGTTGGTTTGGGCGGTTACTGAGTTGGTCTTTGGCCGTGGACCGCAGGCGCCGCGCGTCCGGTCTGCTTGACAGGAAGGTCGGGGGCAGCCCCGACCTTCGATGTTTCTAATTATGTATCTGATATTGCGTGTAAAAGATAGTGGTCTGGGCACCGTACGGTGGTCCTACGCAGCCTTAACCTCCCAATCATAGTCTGTATCTCGAAGCGCGATTGACCGTGGGTCTTCGCCAGTTTGACGAGAAGCCAAGACCAAGGGCCGTGAGACAGGATGTCGGCGCGCTCGGAGGTTTGTCACGGGGCCTGGCGGCTTGGTGACGACCGGAGGGAAAAGGAGCATGACCATGGTATTCGATTTTCTGCGGCGGTCCGGACCGCGCGATGTGGCGTCGGCTGTGCCTGAGGTGAAGGCCTCTGCCACCGGGCGCGTTGTCGCTCATATGTCCGGCGGACGCGTGGCCTGGAGCCCTCGGGATACGGTGTCGTTGACGCGGCAGGCATTTGCGGGCAATCCGGTAGGGTTTCGCGCGGTGAAGCTGATCGCGGAGTCGGCGGCGGCACTGCCCTTGGTGCTTCAGGATCAGACGGCACGGTACGCGGAGCATCCGATCCTGAAACTTGTCACGGCACCGAACCCCGGCCAGGGGCGGGCGGAATTGTTCGAAGCGCTCTATGGCCAGCTGCTGCTGTCGGGGGATGGCTACGTCGAAGCGGTCGCCGGTGAACAGGGGCTGCCCTATGAGCTGCATGTTTTGCGCTCTGACCGGATGAGCGTCGTGCCGGGCCCGGATGGGTGGCCTGTAGCTTATGTCTACGAGGTGGCGGGGCGCAAGCATCGCTTCAATGTGACCGGGCCGGTGTCGCCTGTTCTTCATGTAAAGACGTTTCATCCGCAGGATGATCACTACGGCTTATCGCCTTTGCAGGCGGCGGCGCAGGCCGTCGATGTGCACAACAGCGCGTCACGTTGGTCTAAGGGGTTGCTTGATAACGCGGCGCGCCCCTCTGGTGCGATTGTCTGGAAGGGCGCGGATGGCCAAGGGCACCTGACAACGGAGCAATATGACCGCCTGACCGCCGAGATGGAGGCGCATCACCAAGGCGCGCGCAACGCCGGGCGCCCGATGCTGCTGGAAGGTGGCCTGGATTGGAAGCCGATGGGCTTCTCGCCCAGCGATATGGAGTTCCAGAAGACCAAGGAAGCAGCGGCGCGGGAGATCGCTGTGGCCTTTGGCGTCCCGCCGATGCTGTTGGGGATTCAGGGTGAGGCGACCTATGCGAACTATGCCGAGGCGCATCGCGCGTTCTATCGTCAAACCGTGCTGCCGTTGGCCTCAAAGGTGGCGCAACAGGTGGGGCGTTGGCTGTCGGATTTTGTCGGCGAAGACGTCGAGCTGCGGCCGGATCTTGATCAGGTGCCTGCGCTTGCCGCGGAGCGGGATGCGGTTTGGAACCGCGTGGCCTCGGCGGATTTCCTGACGGTGGCTGAGAAGCGCGCGGCGCTGGGCTTGCCGGCGTTGGATGCGGATGCGGACCTTGGCGGTGACTGAACGACGCAGTCGAATGGAGCCTTTTGCCTGTGCGCCGGGGATGCGGCTGGAGGCACATGAGAGGGTCTCGAAGTTGCAGTTCGAGGCTTTGAACGACCGCTTCACACGGCTTGAGGCCCTGATGGAACGGTTGGAGCGACGGCTGTGGCTGGCGGTCTACGGCGTGGCGGCGGTGATCCTGGCGCAAGCGTTCCAAGGAATTTTGAGCGTCGCACCGTAGGTGCGCCGGGCAGAAGGCACCGTAGGTGCGCCAGGCGAAAGCCACCGTAGGTGCGCTGAATTTCAATGCGCTGCGAGGTGAGCACCTCAAAGGAGATATGGAAATGGATCTGGAACACAAGTTCTGCCGCTTCGATCAGGACGCGGTTTTGGTCGAAGGCATGAAGATAGAAGGCTACGCCTCACTCTTTGGCAAGTGCGACCAAGGCGGTGACGTTGTGTCAAAGGGGGCCTATGCCCGCTCGCTGAAGCGGCTGATGTCCGAGGGGCGCGCCGTAAAGATGTTGTGGCAACATGACCCGGCGCAACCCATCGGCATCTGGGACGAGGTGCGTGAGGATGAGCGCGGCCTGTTCGTAAAAGGCCGGCTACTCGACAGTGTGGAAAAGGGGCGGGAAGCCGCCGCGCTGATAGAAGCGGGCGCTATTGATGGTCTGTCCATCGGCTATCGCACGCTGAAATCAACCAAGAATGACAGAGGCCACCGGCTTCTGGCGGAACTGGAGCTTTGGGAGGTGTCGCTGGTGACCTTTCCAATGCTGCCCAGTGCGCGGGTGTCGTCCAAGGGGGAAGAGCCTCCTCAGGATATGGACGGCCTGCGTGAGTTGGCGGAGGCCCTGGAGGGTATGCGCCGGAACCTGACGGGCGTCTGACGCACGTCACGCATGGCCGCACCCCATGGGCGCGGTAGGGCACAATACGAGGAACATCAAGATGAGTGACACCGGGACCACGTCTCGGACCGGGGAAGATGTGTCTCCGGTCGCCCGAGTGAGTGCCGCGATGGCGGGACTGATCGGGGACTACAAGGCCATTCAGGCCGAACTGGAAGAAAAGCTTTCAAAACAGGAAGAGCGACTGACCATGCTTGATCATAAATCCGCCTTGGCGAAACGCCCAGCCCTTTCGACCCGCACCGAGGTCGAAGCCCCCCACCAGAAGGCGTTCGATGCCTATCTGCGTTCAGGGGATGATGATGGCCTTCGGGGCATTGAACTTGAAGGCAAGGCGATGTCCACAGCCGTAAATGCGGACGGCGGCTACTTGGTGGATCCTGCTACCTCGCAGATCATCAAGTCTAAGCTGGAAAGCCTTGTGTCGATCCGCGCAATTTCCAACGTCGTGAACGTTGAAGCCTCTGCTTTCGACGTCCTGATTGACCGCAATGACACCGGCGCGGGCTGGGCGGCGGAGACCTCCACGGCCGCTGAGACCGCGACGCCGACCATCGAACGCATTTCGATCCCGCTGTATGAGCTGAATGCCATGCCAAAGGTCTCGCAGCGTCTGCTGGATGACGCGGCGTTCGACGTGGAAAGCTGGCTGGCGGGTCGCATCGCGGACAAGTTCATTCGTGCCGAAGCGGCGGCCTTCATTTCTGGCGACGGTGTGGATAAGCCCACAGGCCTGCTGACCAATACCATCGTTGCAAACGCCACATGGTCCTGGGGGTCGCTCGGCTATGTGGCATCCGGGTCTGCCTCTGCGATCGACGACGCGGATGCGCTTATCGATCTCGTTTACGCGCTGGACAGCCGCTATCGCCCGAATGGCACCTTCGTGATGAATTCGAAGACCGCCGGCGCGCTGCGCAAACTCAAGGACAACGATGGACGTCACCTGTGGGCAGACGGGTTGGCTGCGGCGGAGCCAGCGCGCCTGATGGGCTACAAGGTATTGATCGCAGAAGACATGCCGGACATCGGGAGCAACACCTATCCGATCGCGTTTGGTGACTTCGGTGCGGGTTACACCATTGCGGAGCGTCCAGACATTCGCGTCCTGCGCGACCCGTTCTCTGCGAAGCCGCATGTGCTGTTCTATGCCTCCAAGCGCGTGGGCGGCGGTGTCAGCGACTATTCGGCGATCAAGCTGCTGCGCTGCGCAACGTCGTAAACGCGGACCGGACCGGGGGGTGGTGAGAGCCACCTTCCGACGGGCGCGCGTGGTCCTGAGTTGTCCAGCTTCCCCTCCGCCCGTGCGACCTGGGCGGCGCGCGCCCACCTGATGATGGGGGCCCGAGCCGCAGCGGCGGTGGGCCGAGGATTTCGGAGAAGAAACATGATGTTGGTGGAAGAAACACAGGTGGCGGAGGCGGCTCTTCCCGTGGATGCGTTCAAGGCGCATTTGCGATTGGGCAGCGGCTTTTCCGAGACCGACCTGCAGGACGATCTGCTCGTCGCCTTCTTGCGGGCAGCGCTTGCAGCGATTGAAGCTCGTACATCCAAGGCCCTTATTCAGCGCGGTTTCGTGGTAACGTTTGAGGCGTGGCAGAATTACGGACAGCAAAACCTGCCGATTGCACCGGTCCAGTCTGTGACGGATGTCGTCGTTGTTGATGCCTTTGGCGGCACCGATGTGATGGACCCGGGCAAGTATCGTCTGATCAAGGACAATTTTGCGCCAAAACTGCGGGCGCTGGGCAGCTTTCCAAGCGTTCCGGAAGACGGGTCGGTGGAGATCCGATTTCAAGCTGGGTTCGGTTTCAGCTTTGGTGACGTGCCGGATGATCTGAAGCAGGCGGTGATGCTTCTGGCTGCACATTACTACGAGTATCGCGATGAAACAGCTCTGGGTCAGGGATGCATGCCCTTCGGCGTGACAAGCCTGATCGCGCGCTATCGTCCTGTGCGCATCGGACTGGGCGCATGAGGGGCGGGGCGGCACAGCGGTCTTTGCGACTGAACCACAAGGTGGTTCTCGAGACCTCGGGGGCGATTCCTGACAATGCGGGCGGCTCGTCTGTAACTTGGCTGCCGGTTGGCACTCTTTGGGCGAAGGTGAAGCCTGGGGCAGGGCGGTTGAGCACAGGCGAAGCTGGCGCGGTTTCCACCACGGATTTTGATGTCTGGGTGCGCGCGGCGCCGATTGGTCAGTGGGCACGTCCCGTACCGGGCCAGCGGTTCACAATGGCCGGTCGGCGTCTGCTGATCGAGTCCGTCACGGAACAGGAACCACACGGACTGTACCTGCGATGCCTCTGCAAAGAGGAGGTTTACGTATGACCTATGCGCTTTCGGCTTCCTTGCAGACGGCTGTCTTTGGACTGCTTCAGGACAACATGCAGCTTGGGTTGATGGTAGATGGGAACATCTTCGACAATCCGCCGTCAGGTCCGTTGCCCGCGATGTATGTTGCGCTTGGCCCGGAGCGGGTGCGGGACGCAAGCGATGGCAGCGACAGCGGTGCCTGGCATGAATTCGTGATTTCCGTGGTGTCAGAAAATTCAGGTTTTCTGGGTGCCAAGCAAGCCGCCGGTCTGGTGAGCGACAGCTTGCAGGATGCGCAGGTCGCACTGACCCGTGGTCGGCTGATCGGCATGTGGTTTCGCAAAGCCACCGCCAAACGGGAAACCGATGGGCGACGTCGGATTGATCTGACGTTTCGCGCTCGGGTCGAGGACACGACTGCGCCTTGAGGGGCCGGTCAGGGACAACCAAACATCTTGGACGGAGTATGAATGATGGCTGCTCAAAACGGCAAAGATCTGTTGATCAAAGTGGACATGACCGGCAATGGGGTCTTTCAAACCATGGCGGGGCTGCGGGCGACGCGGATCAGTTTCAACGCCGATAGTGTGGATGTGACCACGCTCGAAAGCCAGGACGGCTGGCGGGAACTGCTGGCGGGTGCCGGGGTGAAATCGGCCAACATCAGCGGGTCTGGCGTCTTCAAGGATGACAGCTCGGACGAGCGCGCGCGGCAGATTTTCTTTGATGGTGTCACCCCGGACTTTCAGGTGATCATTCCGGATTTCGGCACGGTCGAAGGCAAGTTTCAGCTGACATCTATCGAGTACGCGGGATCTCACAACGGCGAGGCGACCTATGAGATGGCGCTTGCCTCTGCGGGGCATCTGGTCTTCACCGCCGCCCCGGTGGCGTGATGGCCAATCCATGGCGGGGGGATGTGGCGCTGGTCATCGATGGTAAGCGCCATGTGATGCGGCTGACGCTTGGTGCGTTGGCGGAGCTTGAGGCAGGTTTGCAGACCGGATCCCTGGTGGAGCTGGCGCAGCGCTTCGAGGCGGGCAACTTCAGCACTCGTGATGTTTTGGCGCTGATCGTGGCTGGCCTGCGCGGCGGTGGCTGGGCTGGACGGGCTTCGGACCTGACGACAGCTGAAATCGAAGGCGGGCCTATGGTGGCAGCTCGGGCTGCGGCTGAGCTGTTGGCCCGTGCCTTCATGGTGCCGGAGCAGGCAGATGGCGGGGCCTGAGCCGCAAGGCTTTGACTGGCCCGCGTTGATGCGTGCCGGCATGCGGGGCCTCGGGTTGAAGCCTTGGGAGTTCTGGGCGCTGACCCCCGCCGAATTGCAGATGCTGCTTGGTGAAGGCTCTGGCGGGCGCCCATTGGGGCGTCAGCGGCTGGACGCGCTGATGGCGGCCTTTCCGGACAGGAGTGACGAGATATGAATACGCTGGATGTGGATGATCTGGGCGAAGAGGCGGCCAAGCTGGAACGATCCCTGTCCGGGGCCACCAGCATGGCAGCGGCCTTTGACGCAGAAATGCACAGGATCAACACGACCTTTTCCGCCACGGGGCGCAGCGCCGTCCGGTTGGAGGCAAGCCTGTCGCGTGGTGTGTCGCGCGCCATCGACGGCGTGGTGCTGGATGGCATGAAGCTGTCGGACGCGCTGGGCACCGTAGCGCAGTCGATGATCGACGCGGCATGGAAAGCCGCGGTCCGTCCTGTGGCCAATCATGTCGGTGGCTTCATAGCCTCCGGCGTGTCGTCGGTACTGGGCGACCATTCATCATTTGCGAAGGGGGGCGGTTTTGCCCAAGGCCGGGTGATGCCCTTTGCCAACGGTGGGATCGTGAATGGCCCGACGGTCTTTCCGGTGCGGGGCGGTGCGGGCCTGATGGGCGAGGCAGGGCCCGAAGCCATCATGCCACTGGCACGTGGGGCCGATGGCAAACTGGGCGTGCGGGCTGCTGGTGGCAGTCAGCCGGTCACGGTGGTCATGAATATTTCGACGCCGGATGCGCGGTCTTTCGAGCGCAGCCAAAGCCAGATCGCGGCACGAATGAGCATGGCGCTGGGCCGTGGTGCGCGCAATCGCTGAAAATCAAGGTAGACGGAGGGACAGATGGGCTTTCACGAGGTGAGATTTCCGACGGACCTGAGCTTTGGCTCGGTCGGCGGGCCAGAGCGGCGGACCGACATCGTCTCGCTGACAAGCGGGTTCGAAGAGCGCAACACGCCGTGGGCACATTCGCGCAGGCGTTACGATGCGGGGCTTGGGATGCGGTCGCTGGATGACGTGTCCTCGGTGATTGATTTCTTCGAGGCACGGCAGGGGCAACTGTTCGGATTCCGATGGAAGGACTGGGTTGATTTCAAATCCTGCTTACCGTCTGACACGATATCTGCGTCGGACCAGGTCATTGCGTTGGGGGATGGGGCGACGGTCAGTTTTCCGCTGATCAAGACCTATCGTTCGGGCGAGGGATCCTATGTGCGGCCGATTACCAAGCCCATCGCAGGCACAGTGGTGATTGCCGTTGATGGAACCGCTTTGAACGAGGGAGCGGATTTTACCGTCGATGCAAGTACGGGGATCGTCACCTTCGCCACCGCGCCGGCCTCAGAGGAGGAAATTACCGCCGGTTTCGAATTTGACGTGCCGGTCCGCTTTGACACGGATCGGATCACGGTCAGCGTGGCGAGCTTTCGCGCGGGCCAGGTGCCGGATGTGCCGGTCGTGGAGGTGCGGGTCTGATGGGACGAGAAGCGTTACATGCGCATCTGGCAGAGGGTGTCAGTACGGTCGCACGCGCCTGGGCAGTCACACGGTCGGACGGCATCACCCTTGGCTTCACCGACCATGATCGTGACCTTGCCTTTGATGGCGTGACCTTCAAGGCGGAGACAGGCTTAACCGCCCGAGCGTTGGCACAGGCGACGGGTCTGTCGGTGGACAACACTGAGGCGATGGGCGCGCTCACCGATACTGCGATCCGTGAGGAAGACATCGCTGCTGGCCGCTATGACGGGGCGGAGGTGACAGCGTGGTTGGTGAATTGGGCTGATGTCGACGCCCGGCGCGTCATGTTCCGAGGCCATATCGGCGAGCTTCGTCGTGGCGACGGTGCGTTCCACGCCGAATTGCGCGGGCTGACGGAACGACTGAACCGACCTGTAGGGCGCGTATTTCAAAAGCCCTGCACAGCGGTCTTGGGCGACAGTTCCTGTGGCTTTGACCTCGGAACCGGAGGCTACCGTCATGACACAGCTTTGAACGCGGTCGAAGATGCACGGGTGTTCGATTGCGGGATGTTGTCTGAATTTGCAGATGGCTGGTTTCAACGTGGCAAGCTGACAGTTTTGAGCGGTTCAGCTTCGGGCCTCGTTGCGGCGATAAAACGTGATCACCGGACATCCGATGGCTCTCGTGTCATCGAGATCTGGGAACCGCTGCGCGCGAAACCGCAGGCGGGCGACTTGGTGCGGCTCGATGCTGGCTGTGACAAGCAGTTCCGCACCTGTCGCGAAAAATTCGCCAACCTGATCAACTTTCAAGGGTTCCCGGATGTGCCGGAGGATGACTGGATGACAGTCCAACCTTCCAGTGCAAAGTCAAAAACCGGGGGGAGCCGACGATGACCGCCATTGTGACCGCTGCGCGCGCCTGGATCGGGACACCCTATGTGCATCAGGCGTCTGCCAAAGGGGCCGGATGCGATTGCCTTGGCCTGTTGCGCGGTGTCTGGCGCGACATCATAGGGTCAGAGCCGGAGCCCATCCCGGCCTATACCCGAGATTGGTCTGAACCTCAGGGGGATGAGCGTCTTCTGCGCGCGGGCCTGACCCATCTTCGCCGCAAGACACTGACTGATGCGGCTCCCGGTGATGTGCTGCTGTTCCGTATGCGCGATGGCGCTGTGGCCAAACACATAGGCGTGCAGGCTGAGGTCGGTCAATCCCCGAGTTTTGTCCATGCCTACAGCGGTCACGGCGTGATCGAAAGCGCGCTAAGCGCACCATGGGCGCGGCGGGTGGTGGCCCGTTTTACCTTTCCAACGGAGGCTTGA